ATAAGGAAGATCTTCTGATTGAAAAAACTAGGGATATGGGAGCTAGTTGGCTTTGTATTCTTGTTCTTTTTTGGTTTTGGTTATTTAGTCGAAACAAGATTTCTATCCTACTTGGTTCGCGTGTTGAATCTTATGTCGATGATACCGAGAATCCTAAGTCCCTTATGTGGAAATGGGATTTTATTATGCGTAATTTACCGAATTGGGTAAAACCAAAAGGGTATTGCGAGACGGATCATCGTCGTCATTTGCATATCTTAAATCCCGTAACTGGATCTGTATGTGATGGAGAATCCACAAACAAGAATTTTGCCAGAGGAGATAGGAGAACTGCAATTCTCCTCGATGAATTTGCTGCTGTAGATTTAGGTGAAGAAGTTCTTCGTGCAACAAGAGACGCTACGAGATGCCGAATCTTTAATTCGACGCCTATGGGTATAGGAAATGCTTTTTACGATCAGAGGCAAAAGGGAACACATAGATTACGACTTCATTGGACCTCGCATCCTCTAAAAAATATTGGTATGTATATAGCTGACAGTAAAGGATTACTGAAGATTATAGACAAGGACGGGTATCCTGCTAGTTATAAACCAATACTTGATGGAAAGATTCGTAGTCCGTGGTATGACGTAGAATGTGAAAGGGGAAGCCCTCGTGAGATTGCCCAGGAACTTGACATTGATTATCTCGGTTCTGGTCATCAGTTCTTCTCGGCTTCAGAAGTTTTGAAGGCGATTCGAGATCATGCTATGGAGTGTTTTCTTACTGGTGATCTTGAATTTGATATGTTAAATAATGCAAAGCCGAAAGGATTCAGAAAGGACGAAGAAGGTAAATTTCATTTATGGTTTGAATTAGACAAGAATGGTAATCCGCCAAATGATTACAAATTGAAAGAGAAACAGACATTCAGTATTTTCAAGCCAGATATTCCGAATATAGGTGCGCACCCAGTTGTTATAGGTGTTGATGTTTCAGCAGGAACCGGTTCGTCAAATTCTGCTTTATGTGCATGGGATACTGTAACACATGAAAAGATAGCAGAATTTGTTGATCCATATACTCGGCCAGAAGCTTTGGCATATTCTGCTGTTTCGCTGGCCAAATGGTTAGGAAATGCTAAGCTCATTTGGGAACAAAATGGTCCAGGTAGACAGTTTGGGTCTAGAGTTTCAGAGTTAGGATATAATAACATTTATCTGCGCTCTCAGGATACAACGATTGAAAAAAAGGTAACAAAGATTCCTGGATGGGCACCCACAAGAGAAAGTAAGCTTCTTTTACTTGGTAATTATCGTGATGCAATTGAATCTGGATCTTGCGCTAATAGGTCTAAAATAGCACTTGAGGAGACACTTGAATATGTCTACGGAGTAAACGGTGGAGTTGAGCATTCCAGAGCCAGAAATAAGACTGACCCCTCCGGCGCTGGCGCTTCTCATGGTGACCGCGTTATCGCAGACGCGCTTGCCTGGAAGTGTATTGAAGGATTTGGAAAAGGAAAAAAAGAACCAGATATGCCAGAAGCGCCTTATGGATCTCTCCAATGGCGGATAAATCAAAAAAAGAAAGATAAACAAAAGAAACATAAACTGCTAGGAAAAGGTTGGTAATATGGCATTGCATTCTTTATCGGTAACAAAATTCGATAATCTTCTAAGGTCTATTGATTGGTCTGATACTCAATTGATTAAACCAAAGGAAGAACGAATTAAGTCAATACATCAATTTACTGGTAATCATTATGGTGTAAAAACTAATGACCTTAACACGCCAGTGAATTTTCTTAAACTTGCTACAGATATCTTTTTGCGAATTTTGGCACCTCGAAACCCTCGTTGTATGATAACTACGAAGTACTCTGAGTTGAAACCTACTGCTGCGACTTTTCAAATGGCAGTTAATGAAATTCCTGAAAGGATTGGTCTTGCCAGAACTTTGAAGCGAATGGTAATGGAAGCTTTATTCTCTGTTGGATTCGTTAAGATCGGACTGCATACGACAGGTACGGCTCTCGGTTACGAATACGGAGAGCCTTTTGTTGATATTGTTACGCTTGACGATATTATTCTCGACATGTCTGCTAAGAGAATGGATTTGATTCAGTATATTGGAAATACTTATTGGCTTCCGTTTGAAAAATTTATGGATACCGCGGACCTAACGAAGGAAGCAAGGCAAAAACTTAGTGCAGATGACCATGAACTCATTGGCGATCATGGTGAAATGCGCGCCGAGAGTATTGGAAGCGATGGTAACGCAACAGAATATGAAAAAAGAATCAAACTTCGTGATGTGTTTATTTCACACGAAAAAGTCATGATGACTTATGCAGTTACCGGCAGAACTAAGTTGCAAGATTTTAAGTGGGAAGGTCCGGAACGGGGTCCATATCATGTACTTGGCTTTACTGAGGTTCCGGGAAATTTAATGCCTCTCGCTCCAATTCCTACATGGCGTGATCTTCATGAACTCGGAAATACATTATATCGGAAATTAGCGAATCAAGCTGACGATCAAAAGACTGTTCTTGGTTTCGGTGGGGCTGATGAAACAGATATTACAAATTTCAAAGGCGCATCTGATGGAGATGGAATTCCGTATCACGGGGCAGAGCCTAAGACTCTTACTGCCGGTGGTGTATCGCAAACAACTCTTGCATTCTGGCTTAATTTGAAAGATGTATTTGCATATTTCGCGGGTAACTTAGATAGTGTTGGTGGCTTAGCAGCACAAACTCAAACTGTAGGTCAGGATAAGCTTTTATCTGAAGCCGCAAATGCACAAATGCAAGATATGACTGAAGCTACTAAGGATGCTACTGAGGGGGTTTTTGAGTCTCTTGCTTGGTATGAGTGGAATGATCCAATTGGTGATAAAGTTATTCAAAAAAAGATTCCCGGGACCGAAATGACTATTCCTGTTCCATGGAATGCTGAAGCGAAAATGGGTGAATTCGATTTATTCGACATGAAGATTGACGTTTATGCGATGCAAGATGACTCACCGCAAACAAAGCTTCAGAAATTGGATTTGATTATGCAGCGTTATGTTGGACCATATATGCCTTTAATTCAAGCTGAAGGAGGTCGACTTGATATGGTAGATCTCATGCGTATTGTTGCCAAATATACCGATTTTGAAGAGCTTGCTGAGATTATCAAATGGAACGATCAAGCCCCGGATAAGATGGCCGGCCTTCCGCCAGGAGGTAGCAAAGGCAATACGACTACCGAAAATATCAGACGAAGTATTCCAAGTTCTTCTCCTCAAGGGAATTCGCAGGTGCTTCAGCAAATTCTTTCAGGTGGTAACCCTCAGCCGGCGCAGCAGGCATCGTTCAACAGATAGGAACGTATCCCAGTATTTTAGGAGTAAGGTATAATTAGAAGATGATATATTGCTACTCAATTGAGAGCGGTGAGATTTTTGAGCGTAATTTCCCATTCGGGAAAGCGCCTAAACGGATTCGGATAGTTAGCGATGTTTTTGCAACACGAGATTTTGCAGCAGAACAAGTTGGCCGGCCGTCCAAGACAGGGTGGCCTATTACCTGCTATGCGAGTGGAGTCAATGCAAATCAGGCTCAAGAATTAAGAGATGAGTTAAAAAAATGTGGCGTACCAACTGAGGTTACAGTGAACGGAGATCCAATTTACACTTCGCACGAGCACCGAAAGAAGGCGCTTAAAGCACGCGGAATTCATGATAACGCAGGTTTTTGTTAGGAGAGAGAATTATGACAGTTGAAGAAGTATTAGCGACAGAAATTGAAGCGGCAGTCGAAGAGTCCCTAGAAGCAGAGAAAGGTTTTGAAGATACTGAGGTAAAACAGGAAGAGACCGGAGGGGACGTGAAGATCACTGGCGATCTTAATAGTACCAGTGGCTTGGCTGCTTCAGGGGAAGAGGGAAAAGAAGAAGGAAAACAAAATGACAACGAAGGAGCTTCTGGGGGAGTTGATGAAAATGAAAGTAGCGGACCTGCCGGAAAAAACGGAGAAGGAACGGAAGGAGAATCTGGAGATGCTCAAGCAGCTTCGGGATCTATTGAAACTCCTGCAATAAGTGAAGGAGTTCTCGGTCTAGCAGTCCAAGCAGGGTTCTCTCTTTCGGAGGCTAAGTCATTTGGGAGTGAACAGACGCTCCTTAAAGTAATTCAGATCGTTGGAGAAAAGAATACTCCAGCTAAAGAAAAAGAAAAAGAATCGCAAGCATCGCTCTTGAGCGATTTGCCTAAGCTTGATCCGGAACAATACGAACCAGAGGCAATCGAGACCTTCAATAAGATGAGGGACGCGATTCAAAAACAGCAAGAGACTATTGAGCAACTCGTGCAAGGGAATCAACAGTCTCAAGAGAATCAAGCTGCTCAGAATGAAAGAGAGATTACAGCTTGGTTTGACGGTAAGGTCGCTGGACTAGGGAAACAATATGAAAAAACCCTTGGTGAAGGTTCTCATGGCAGCCTTAATCAGGGAAGTTCGCAACATGCGAAAAGAGAGGAAATCGCTGACCATATTAGCTTGTTAGCTGCTGGTTACGCAAGTACTGGCCGTGAATCGCCGTCGCTAGATGTTCTCTTTGATCAAGCGACGAAGTTTGTCCTTCAAGATGAAATGAGTGGAGTTAAAGAAAAGGAACTTTCTGATCGTCTCAGAAATCGAGCCAAACAGCATGTAGCTCGTACTGGCTCTACAAAAGTAGGAACACTAGAAACGGCTGAAGCGTCCGAAAAAGAACTTATTGATAAGATTGATCAGCAATTTTTCAAAAATAGATAAATTTACGCGCGCCACGCCGTATAAACGTGGAGAAATAAAATGCCCTCAATTCAATTTGCTGATATTGACGATGCTGTTTTGTGTACTCAGGAACACTTTATCAATAAGGGTTCGTTTGTAGATATGCAGACTGACTTGTCGGATCATGTAGCCGTTCGCGAAATGTGGAAAAAGCGGCAAAAGGTTTTCAGCGGTGGCCATCCTTGGTCTTTCAAGGCTCAAATCGATCATAACCATAGTGCAAAAGCCGTTGGTTTGTTCGAGACTGATGGTACTGCACTTACTGATACGATGATTAGTGGTACTGTTCCGGTCCGCCATGTGAATGCTCACTACATTTACGATCAACGGGAGCCCGATTTCCAAAGAGGCGGCACTTCGATCGTTGATTTGGTTCGTACTCGCTATGTCGGCATGATGGTCTCTCTCTTTGAGACTGTTGAAACCTTCTTGTGGGGCGTCCCTAATTCAGGCGATGAAAAGACCCCGTTTGGTCTTGAATATTGGCTCCTTCGGAATACGACTGAGGGTTTTAACGGAGAAAATCACGCAAACTTTTCTTCTGGTCGTGCCAATATTGATTCGACTGCGTATACTCGTTGGGCTAATTGGTCGAACGATTACGAGGAAATTACTAAGCCAGATCTGATTCGCTCAATGCGCCGTGCGCATCGGAAGACTCAATTTCGTTCGCCGGTGTCTCATGCTACACCTGTATTAGGTGGGATGAGTAACGGTATTTATACGAATGATGCCGTACTTGGGATCATGGAGGAAATTCTTGAGGATCAAAATATGAACCTCGGGAACGATCTCGCCAGTAAGGAAGGCAAGACTCTATTTAAGAGTACGCCGATTATTTACGCTCCTAAGTTGGATAGTGACACTGAGAATCCGATCTATATGCTTGATTGGAAGTATCTTGCGATTGGCGTTATGGCCGGTTGGGAGAATAATCTTGGTAAACCCTATATGGTGCCCAATAAGCACTTGGTAAGAAGGGTGGACTTGGATGCCTCGCTCAACATGATTTGCACAGATCTTCGAAGGCAAGCGGTGTTCTACGATCCTGCGTAGCTGATTGAAACCCTAGCCGGGGATAAAACCCCAACCCCGGCTATATTTTTGTGTTCACAATTTTTTTACCGACTTTCTCAAAGGAAACCTAACCAATGTCTACCCAAGCCATTAATGCTCATGTCAAGAAAAGCTTTGCTACCTCCGTATTCGTTTGGACCGCAGAAACCGGTGCGTTCAAAGAAGGCCAAGGCTTTTGTTATAATTGGGATTACGGAACTGCCGCCAATTATGATGCTCGACGAACAAATTTCGTTGAATTACCGACGATCCTAAATGCTCCTTATTTTGCCGGCGTTGCTGCTCGTCCTTACGCTGCTAACTCCAGTGGTCAGTTCATTGAGATCTTTTTGCCTGGTAGCACGTGTAACGTCTGGACGACTACTAATACTACCATCGGCGTCGGTCGTATTACCTGCCAAGCAGGTGCAGGTGTAGCTACTGCTGGTCACTGGACGCTTACTGGG